GGGATACGCTGGCCAAGATGAAAGCCGCCGTGCAGCCCGCGTTGGCGTCGGCTTGAGAGGCATGAAGATGGACATCAATCAGGCCCTGGCCCCGATCCGCCCGATTGCCGCGCTGATCGGCACGCTTCTCATTATCGCCGGGCTTGCCAAGTTTTTCGGCGTCAACATTCCCATCGGCGGCGGCGGTCTTGAGATCGCCGTTGCTGGCTGGCTGTTGAAGGGCGTCTGACATGGCGCTGAAATATTCCGTCACCGTCCGCAACGCCAAGCTTGACGCCATTGAGACGGCGATTGGAACCAGCGCCATTCTCAAAATAAGAACAGGATCAGCTCCCGCAAATTGCGCCG